ACCGTGGTCAGGCTCTGCGACATCTTCTTCATGTTGCGCTGTAGCTTCGCAGACGCTTTGTCTACCGGCGCAAACAAGTTCGCGGTGTTGGCGCTAAGGTTGACAACGAGATTGGCGATGGTGGCCATGATGTCTAGTCTTCGTCGGAAGTCAGATCGGCGTCAGTAAGCCAGACCATGCGATGCGCGATCTCAGGCGAGATTTTCTGATCGTTCACAAGCTCATGCTCACGCGCTTCCAGTGTGTAGAGAGCCATCCACTCACTCAGTTCGATAGAACTCATGCGATCCAGTAACTCCTCAACGGTTACGCCTCCGAGTCGAGTGGCAAGCCTAAAGGCGAAGAGTCGTGTTGGTCTTCGCCTGAGTCCAAACCCAGTTCGTCAATGTCCTCATCACTGATACCGGACAGCTTCTGAGCGACGGTAAACAGCTTGTCGATCACCGAGGCTGGCATCCCGCTCAGACGAGACACATCGGACGCATCAAACAACCGATCACCCTTCTCGTCTACCACGGTTAGCATCACCAGCTTCGCTCTCGCGTCAATGAGATTGAAATTGCGTTTGCCGTTCTTCTGGACGATGCACGATGTCTCGTACTGATCACGTTCCTTGGCCGTCATGCCCTTCACGATGACATTGCCGATGTCAGCGATCTTGACCACCTCAGTCTGCCGCTGGACCGCTCCCGCAAAAAACAAATCCTTTGTCGCATACGTTCTCTTTGTCTTTGACATGTCTCTTCTCCTGTAAGAGTTACGTGAAAGTGAACGACTACTAACCCCGGTCGTTCAGCGGTGGTGATACTGGAGCAGGAGCCAGTGTCACAATGTCTGCTGTGTCTAATCCCGGTGCAACGTATCCCGGCGCTTGCATCAGCTTCGCTTCTCTGACCTGCTCAAGAAACCGATCCATGCTGACCGATGAAAAGTTCCGATCACTGGTTGAGTTGAACCATCCATACAACCTCGTCGCTTTGCACAACGATGATTCGTCTGGAATCTCTACGTCAATCCCACGGCCACGGGCTATCCCGATCCAGTAGTGCGCGCCACACCGCTGATCGCCACGCTCATGCGGGGCATCCCATAAATCAACGCCATGCAGTACAACACGATCAACGCCTTCACTGATGGCAAGTGCCAGCATCCAATCAACCGATGACGTGAAATACTCGCAGGGATGACCGCCGACCGTGAACAGCGTTTGGATGTCATCGCGTGGATACGCCACGCTCCCGGCGATCTCCGCGTACGGACGATGCAGATAGATCGGCCTATGACCGTCTGATCTCTGATACCACTCCCACGCGAGCGGTCGATGCTTTTTTATATGCGAGTCGGTGTGGAGATCGAACCAGCGATCCCACTGATCAAACAACCATCCTTCGGGGATATGAGTCTGTAAATCATTGATGGCCCACACCTCTCCCTGAACGAGCGCTGCCGCCCTTGGTGCCTTCCCAAGAATCGTGACCGTCCGCATTCGGCACAACCTGCTAGGTGCTGGTGGTCAGATACGTGATCGGCGTACCCGTCGGCTGGAACACTACGGATGGTTCCTGAAACTGACCAGCCGCACCAGCCAATGGCTGGTACTGCAACACCTTACCCGTGAAGTGCCACTCAGGGTTGGTTGCGCTCCGAGCCGTGCCGCTCAGCGGACGAACTATGATCGCCGTCGCCACATTCACGGCAGCGCGGATAATTTCATTCGTCTTTGACGCTGCGTAATCCTGACGAATCTTGATCGTGATGGTTGGCGATGGCAATCCACCGGTCATGGATTTCGCCGTCATAGACAACACCGTATCATCGTTCTCATCACGCGCATCGTCTATCGTGACTTCCTTGATGTGATCGGACAGATCGGTTGTGGCGATCAGCACCGATGCCCCTGTAAGTGTTACAACTGCCATGGCTTTTTCTCCTCTTGTCTGTTACTACGGATCAGTGACGATGCCAACGGACACCACGAAGTCAAATGTCGGGGTGCTGCTTCCACCGATAGTCCATTGCGCCCTCCACCATGAATCTGTCGCAATCGGACCAGCAAGCGTCAGGTAATCACTGCCCACGGCAGTCTTTTGGCTGAAAGTTTTTCTAGTTGTCACACTCGGAAATCCAGTGGCCGTATCGCTAGTAATGATCAAATCCAGCGTTGGACTAGTTCCAGACACAGCCAGCACGTGCAAAGCCATGTGCATCGTCTCACCAGCAGCAAGGACACCTAGCTGATTGGATGTCCCGTTCGCAGATGATGTTTTCGATCCGATGCCGAAGATCGTTCCGGGAACGGCTGGCGTCGATGAGCCTTTGCCTTGCCAGGAGAACGGCAGCAACTGACCTACGGCCCCGGCGATGTTGTACTGCAAGAGGTTAGCCTTGAAAAACATCGCCTTGGTTTGATCCGTCGCGCCTTCCATCCCAATCGTCACAGGCACATCGGCGGTGTTAATGTTTGACCGCAACACCTCATGGACATTGCCATTGCCGAATTCAACGTATCCATCACCATTACACTCGACGAACGGAAGCGCCCCTCTCATGCTTTTGGCGGTGTTCGTGAACACGGTATTGTCCACTTCATCATTGCCTGACGTAACAGTCACCTGATTGTGATCGGCACTCAGGTGATACTGTGCGAACCAGATCCGTGGATTGATTGTGACAACCGCCATACGTTAGATCCCTTCCGAGCCACATGCCTTGCATCGCATGATTACGTTTTGCATCGTACTGTCCACTGTCGGCTCGCATTCTTCGACTGGATGAGAACACGCCTTGGCCTGTTCACCGCTCAATCCCAAGACCTCCAGCGTGTACGCGATACGCTCAAGCGCGTCTGCAATTCGCACCTGTGATTGTGAATCATCCATGCTAGTTTTCGATGACGTTAACTTGGAACCTCAGCCACTTGTGAATAGTCTTGATCCCGTTAACTAATTCGTCAGCGCCATTTCCAAATGTCTCAATCTGTAGTCGGGCCAGCGAATGTCCGCTGACGCTGAGTGCTACGTCCTGCAATAGCACTATGACCTGATTGCAGATGTCCTGAGCCTCAAGGCCACCTCGATACTGCGAGAACACAGACACCTGAAGCTCTATGTCTTTGCCAGCTTTTCCAAACGTATCCCACGGAATACCTGCCGTGATCCCGATCCTCAGAAATGGGAACGCCACATCTTGTGTCGAGGCGTCATCATCGTAGACGCCGCAACTTAACGTCGAGGTGATCGCAGAGACGTTCAGTGCGGTAAACACCGCCGCAAGAATTTCACCAGATCCGGTCGTGGCCGTTGTTGCCATCAGCCGACCTTGATCTCCATCTCGTTCTCGATCAACTTCCCAGCCGCTTGGAGTCGTGCCAGATACGGGGCCGAGACTTTTTTCGCCGCTGGACCGATAAACGGACGAGGACGGCTTCCGGGATGTGTGCGTGGATTTAATCCACCTATCTGATGAGAAGCCGTACCAAATTCAAGGAAGTGCGCTCGACGTGATGGCTGCATGGACTCGTAACCTGGAATATCCTTGGCTGCTATCCATTGCCCACGCAACTTCACTAATCGCTCGCCAGACTTGCTATAGTCACCCTTTAACCGTCTGACACCAAATGATCCACGGCCAGCTTTCCAGTTCATCCGTGCGCCAATCGCATCACGCAAGGCACCCGTACCGACAGAACCGTTGGACTGCAATTCTTGTTTCGCGTAGTCAGCACCAGCGCCAACAGCCCATTTCGTCGCCTTATTCAGTTTCTCCTGCGCGACCTTTGGAAGCCTCTTGAACTGCCTTGAGAGTTCTCTCAATCCGATTATCTCGGCTTGTAATCCCATAGAGTTTTTGGGCATTACGATGCCTCACCAAGATCAAGCTCATACAAGAACTTGCTGAGAGGTTTCACCGCATGGATTTGTAGAGTGATCGCATCTTGACCGGCATCCCAACTCGGAACCCATGATATTCGCATGAGCTTTGAAGCGATTTTCGCTATATGCACACTCTTTTTCGTTCCTCCAGCCGGTGTTGATGGAGCGTTGGCGACAGCATATGTGAATACCGTGGCGTTAGTTTTCGTAATCGAAAACTGACCGTTATAGTCCTCCTCCGTGGCTCCAGAGATACGGGTATAGTCTCCGGTCACTAACCCATGGGAGGCACTGGTTGTCACGGTAGCCGTGCTGCTGCTCCGCGTGATACTCGACACGCTGACCGCTGCGGCTTCAAGCTGCTGCGCGGACACTTGCGCTTGATAAGACACAATCGACGAAAGACGCGCTGCTTGGATAGATTCTCGACCGGCCAGCGGCATCATACGACCCCAAATTGTTGCAAACGTCGCCCACGCACTCACTCGACCGCCTTGAGCATCGACCGTTACCGTGTTTCTGGCAAAGGCAAGGCGCTCAGTAAATCTGCCGATGGTCACCATCAATCAAACCTGAGATCGTACCGATAGGCCACGAACGGCGACAGCAACGCCTGGGCCGCAATCGCGGCTGGCACTGAGGGCTTGTCTGTTCGGCTGCCACGGTTAGAGTAGAGATCGTCAACGAGCATCAACACGCCCTGCTTGATGCCCATCGGCACAACACTCGCAGCACCGTAACCGGCCACGTACGTCAGCACCACGCTATCCACATCGTTGCGCGTTGTCGGATAGGAATATGAGTACGCAGGTCTGACTGACGCATTCATGGCAAATTCGCCAACCGGTTTCTCCAGCACGTATCCCGTGGACGATGCCGCCCACGTTTGACTGTCACCAGAGATGTCTGTGTACGTGATGCTTGTGATTGATACGAGTGGCGGTCGTGGCAAGAAGATCGGATCGACGCCGAACCCGTTCAAACGCAGAACCCATGTCTGCGTGATGAACGCTCGCTGCGTTAGTGTTTCCGCATACCGACGCGCTGCCGGTATAAGGAAATCCTCAATGTAGTCATCTTCAGCGGTGTGATCGATCCGCAGATGTGTCTTGGCTTCGGCCAGCGTGACTGGCTCAGTTGCCGGTGCGCTTGACAAGCTGAGAGCCATGAAAACTAACCTTTCAGATCAGATGTAATACATCGTCAGCGTACCGATTTTGCTATCCCCAGCGTTCTCTACATTCAACGACAACTTGCCGTCGAATATGTGATACGTGTTCGCGGCAGGATACGCTTGCTCCGTGTTACTGGTATGCCGATTCGCTAATACGCCAGCCGCCACATCAGCGCTATCGCTATCATTCACCACGATGTCGTAATTCGCTGCTGGTGCGGTCGCACTCGGATTCGTGACCCATCGGTATGCACGGCCTGAGATGGCAACGGTATCGGTGCCGCTGACATCACCAGACGCATCTGATGTCCATGTCCACGACACCGACTTGGCACCCGCACGTGTGCTGGAGTATATGATCGTTGCTGATCCAGCCATGTTTCCTCGCTACGAGACGTTGATCACGGCACCGAGATCCAGCGGGTAGTAGTAGACCGCCCACTTCACGCTGCCGGTATTCGATGCCGCACAGTTCAGTTCGATGTCGCCCTCCGACAAGATCAGATCTTGATCCATGCCGTTACCGATCAACAGATCGGAACGCATCGCATCACCAACCGTGCCGGAGATGGTGTACAACTCACCAACCGGATCACCCGTGATGCTCAGCGCAGCACAGATGTCCTGATCCGCACCCGTCGCGGTCGGATTGAACACCAGCTTGGTGTTGTTCGCCTGAGTCTGTATGACGGTCGTGACTTCCCCGACAATCAGCGTGACACGAACAAGACCACCCGTGATCGTGAACAACGCCCCGTCCCCGGTCTGCGGCAGCGCTTCCGTGTCGCGAGAAACCTTGAATCCAGAACCGCCAAGCTCAGTGAACTTTTGCCTATTTTCTGCGGTGTCCACATTAGCCTCCGATCAGCGTTGGCGCATCATGTGCCGAGTACCGCGCTCGACCAACAGCCACGACACTCGCCGTCATCGCAGACGCCGCTGCGCTGATTGCAAGAGTCAACCACGGCTGCCCATCGGTGAGCGCCGAGGCATCAATCTCAAGAATCGTGGTCTTGTTCTGATACGTCGCTGCCGTGAGTGTCAGCGACGAAGACGTAGCCCACGCACTGTAGGTGTCAGCCGTCGCAGACCCCTGCACGGCATCGGCGTATCGGTAGTTGAACGTCTCAGAAGTTGTTTGCGTCCCTGCGGAGGCACCTGACTTGAGCGTCAAGACAGCGTCTCCAGTGAGTCCAGCACACGACATGATGAACGCCACGGAATGAACGCCTCCCATGTCGATGGAATCCCCACTGACACCAGCCTGATGATCGGCTGGCTTGAGAACGTAAACGATGGTCCCGTCTTCGGAAAGTCTACTCATGATGCCTCCAGCTACGAACGAGTCGCAAGCGTAATTGTGGGAGATTGCGTGGCGCTCCCCTTGAATGGTGTCAGTGCAGACTTCCAGAGCGGCTGGCCGTCTACGCGATACGTTGCCCTAAATGCCATCTCGTCCGTCGTGAACGCGACATGCAGGGACGATGCCTGTTTGACGCCGCCCTTCGTGAGCAGTCCGTACTGACTCAGGTCAGCCAGCACCACATCACCGACCGTGCCAAGAGTGGCAGCGTATTCCACCGGGATAACCGGACGGCCAAACAACGTCGCAAACGGCGCTCCCGACAACCCGTTAGCCGGGAGATACACAGGCACACCGCCAGTGCCGACCGATAGCGTCATCGAATTCAACTGCGGCTCAACATCCTGATTCACGAACCACGCGCTGTTTGACCGACTCCTCGCCCACAGCCGTGAATGCATCTTCACAATGTTGGCGAAAACCAACGTAGCAGCCGCCTGCCCGGTTTCCTTCGCGACAGACACCGCGTGTGCGTGACCGATGATGCCCTGCGGCTGACCAGCCCCCGTGCCGTTGAACACGGCATCTTCCGTCAGGAACGTCAGTTCCTCACCGAACGCCTGTTCAAAGATCGAGGACATCGCCACCGAATCTTCCAGCAGTTCATCCGACGCATAGCCCAGAGCCGCAACCTTGTTCAGTTTGAGCGTGAGCTTGCCGAACGTCGGCTTGCTTGCCGTGGGAGCAGACCCCTCGTCAACCCAGTACCCACGAACGCCGCCCCAGCGAGAACCCGTCGCACGACTGTCATCGTCAATGACCTTTATTTCGAGCGAGTTTGAATTCGGGCCGACCGCAAGCTGACGGCAGCGGCTGAGAACCTGACCTTCCTCGAAGAGCTTCGATTCAATGGCCGACTGGAACGTGGGCTGGAGGAGAAATCCTCCGTCCGAATCGACAGCCTCGCCAGCGCCCTGCGCTGCCGCCATCAATCTCGCAACAGTCTCTCCACGCCCTGTCCCCATCTTGACCGCGTGAATTGCCTGAAGCTGTTCGCCAAGGTTGCCGAACGGCTTCGACGCCGCCAAATCCTCACCGATGACCACATTGGTTGCTTCAATCGACTCGCCTTCTCGACGCTCCGAGTCCTGCAACTTCATCGCAAGCACCAGATCCTCCGCAAGCTCAGCAGACTCCTGCTCAAGCGACGAGAGATCCGCCTTTAACGCATCAAGCTTGTCCTTCTGCTCCGGCGTTCGTTCTCTCGGCGTAATGTCGAGGATCGTTCCGCAGTCAGCCTTGACCCGCGCCATCGCAGCAGATGCCTTGGCAGAATCTTGTCTGATCGATTTCATGTCTGACGCCATCGTGCCGTCTCCTTAAATAACCCATCGCAGAATAATATGTGCAGCGCGTTGGCCTTCAACAGAACGCCGCGTCTACAGATACCAAGCTATGTGAATATGATTTGACTTCAAAGGAAGTCGCTGAGGTGAGTATCGCATGGCCGATCTCATTACGTCTGACGAATCTAATCCGTTGACTTACTGGGAACGTCGCCAAGACCAGCATCCCTAGATTCTTGTATTGCTTCTTCGGCAGTTGACAAGAGAGCCTCTCGGACAAATTCAGGAAACGCTTGATGCGTCACCGATGCCGCCTTGTTGATGATCGAACGCTCCCGGTCAGACAACCTGACCGAGTACGCCTTACTCGGTGACTCTGCCCGTGGCGGTCGAGACATCAGCCCCTCTCCAATCGTTCTCGGAGTTCGTTGTCGCGCTCATCCTCAGTCGTGTCTACGACTTTCTGCATTACGGCACCGCTACCGCCAGCATCAACGACCGGTTCTGGCGTCGTGGGTGCTTCCGCTACCGGCTCAGCGTCATCGGATTCCGCTGTCATCCGACTATTGACGCGCCGTTGAGACAGACGATCAATGGCTTGATCGAATGTCGCAATCCGGTCAATCATGCCCATGCGCTTTGCCGATGTTGCTGACACGACCCGTCCCTCTCCGAATCCATCTCTGATCTCGGATGCTCTTCGACCACGACCCAACGCTATGTCTGCCACCATCGTGGCATAGGCTTCATCTACCCGGCCTTGCAAATATCCCAGCGAGTCATCCGTCAACGGACCAAACCCCTCGGCCTTGTGTTTCCCTGCGGCAATAACCGTTCGCGTGAAGCCCTCAGATTCTTCGGCCTTGGTCGCGTCGAGATGCGAGGTGATCACACCTATTGATCCCACGGTGCCACTTGGCGTACTCCAAATCTCATCGGCGGCAGATGCGATCCAATATCCAGCGCTCGCGCACAGTGCATTCACGTGGGCCACGATAGGCTTTTGCCCACGTGCCGCCATGATCTCTTGATGCAACTCCGTCACACCCGCAATCGTTCCACCCGGACTATCAACGTCCATCACAATCGCACGGACACTGGCATCACCGAGGGCCTGACGAAAATACCCGGCGAAGCGTTCTGTTGAGATGCCTCCGCTCGATTCGTTCAGTCCCCCCGCACGGTGAGAGATGACGCCGTGCAACGGAATCACCGCAATCGATCCTCGCTTGCTGCTATCTGACCGTGCGACCTCACCAATGCGAGCGCGAATGTCCTCTGCGCTCATCGTGACGCCTTGCGCCTTCAACTCAATCAACGCTTCGATCTCTGAGAGCTTCTCGTGAGTAATAGCCCACGGCTCATTGCGTAGAAAATTCAATAGGTGTTTGAATCTCATTGCTCAGTCTCCTCATGTACATCAAGCGCAATCAGCGCAAGATACTCAGCCGACCATTCCTCTATCACCGACAGACCACCGGCCATCAGTTCATCCCTGTGTGATTCGCAATACGCAGTCGCCGCCCGTGAATCCATGCACATACGTTCCATCACCATCTCGACGTGCTTCTCATAAAATGCCGTGGCCCACTGAGCAAACTGATCAGGGCTGGATGCACACTTGACGGCTTCTCGACTTGCGGCAGATGCTTCTTTTCTTAAGATTTGCTCTGCTGACTTCATCACAATATCGTTCGCCCGATGAATGGCAGTGACAGCTTCTTGATCTTCGTCGGCTTCTCCCTCGTCCCCTTCGTCCAAGACGATTGGATCGACTGCAATCGGCTCAACACGATTCAAGGGCATCATGTTGGACGGCACAAATCGTTGATCGCCGCCCTCCACGATGTTCTTGCTGTCTATGCGTCGGATGTCATTCGTGGAGTATGCGCCGACGGCGAACATTTTCGAGAAGAAGTTCGCACGACTCTCAGAATCGCCTCGCAATAGAGCATCGACATTAAATTCTGCGAAGTACGACTGGCGATCTCTTTCCAGAATGAGATTGCTTTTGATTGATTGTTCCCATCTAGCTAACCACGGAGTCAGGTCATACGTGACGAATTCAAGGCTCTGCTGCTCGATGTTGTTATTCGTGGATCGTTCCAAGTCTCCGATCATGTGCGGCGGCACACCGAACCATCGAGCGATGTCCGTCACGCTGAATTTCCTAGACACCATGAACTGCGAATCTTCGGCAGTCATCGTGGTCGGTTCAAACTTCGCGCCTTGCTCAAGCACGACAGGGCGGTGCCAGTTTCCTGAACCAGATGTGGCTTTCTGGAATGATCGCGCCATCCGATCTGCCGCCTCATCGTTCAGCACACCCGGCACTGATAATGCACCGCCGTGCATCGCCCCCTGACTGAATAGTCTGGCACCATAACTTTCAGTCGCTCTGGCTAACCCGACAGAATCTCTGGCGTACGACAGCACCGACCTACACGTGATCCCGTCCTCAGTGATTCCACACAGCCGCCACACCTCATCTTGCGTGTACACGCGAGTGCGTCCACTCGATCCAGATTCCTTGATCGAAAACACGAGACGGCCAGACTCCAATTGCGTGGTTTTCACAACACGATCTGCCGAGATGGGAATGATTTGATCAACGAATCCGCGAGGACCGGGAACAATGAAATTGTAGGCCGCGCCACGAAGCAGAATGCTCCGCATCATGATCGATCTCCACGTGAACGAATCCATGTACTCATTCGGCGTGCTATGCAGCAGATCGTACAGTGGATGATCCTCGGCGCGTTCCTTGCCGCCGCTGTCGGCCAGCTTTCTGTAGACCTGTAGCGGAAGCTGAGCCACGACATCGGAGAGCAATCGCACGGCTGCAAAGACAGCCGACACCGTGAGTGCGGCATCGGGCGAGACATCCATCCCTGACGATGACATCGAACTAGAAAAGCCGGGGCCATCCCATGATGATTCCTTGCCGGGATCGGCGTCAGCGAAGAGCTTTGAGAGGATGGACATTAGTGACCCTTCAGTACCGGCCAGACAGCGACGGCCATCAGTATCATGCCAGCGATAATCCACGACGCCGCAACCGAGATCAGCGAAAGACCGTAGACCACTGATCCAAACCCGATCACGGCGCACAGGTCACGCGCATCAATGTCGGGCAACCATTCACGCATTCAGTTGTCTCACCCCACGGTCAAGATACACGTTCGGTGATTCGGCTGGCGACTTTACGAATAATGCCATCCCCATGATCGCGGCCATGATCGGATCAATTCGCCCTCGGCTTTTGCGTTTCGTGGGATAGATGTTGCTCTTCCCATCCTGCTGCACGACAGCGTTTGACGCACACCATTGCATGACTGGGTTGGCATTAGAACATATATTCCCATCCAACACTTCCGCTTCAAATCGTAACGCTGCCGCACTCATTCCTGCATACGTTTGCGGCACGGCGAGAACTTGCTGTTCCCCGAAGCCGTCTTCTATCTGTAGCTGCGAGATCAACGTATCCGCGTGCCACGGGTCAAAGCCGATAGTCTGGATGTCGTATTTCTCGCGCTGGTCACGAAGGACCGTCCGAATAAGCTGATGATCTACCCGCGTGCCTGATGTCGCTATCAGATGCCCTTGCTGTACCCAGACATCATACGGCGCTCGATCCCTGTGAGATCGCTCAACTAGCGTATCCTCCGGCGTCCATGCCCACGGCATCAGATACCACTTGTCACGATCCTTTGTCGGAGGAAAGACAAACGTCATCGCGCACAAGTCAATCTGCGATGCGAGATCGATCCCGACGAAACACGGTTCATGCTCCAACGTGTCTATGTCTATCGGCTCCGCGTTCCCTCGCTCCCATCCCTCCATCGACAGCCACGGCTGATATGCGTTGACCCAGAGGTTCAGTCGCTTCTGCTTGAATGCCGCCGCCGCCGATGGCATCGCCTTCGCCTTCCGGCAGAGCGACTGCATGTCATCAGGGTTGACCGACACGCCATAATGCGGGTTCGCCTTCTTCCACGTGGCTTCGTCTTTCCAATCGTCATCGACATCGGCATGACAAATGATGGCAAAGAACGTCTCGTCCACTAGCGTTCGTTCCAGAATCTTGCAAGCGTAATCATGCTGATCGCCGCACGGCGATACTGGGTTATTTCCTGCCGTGGTGATTTGGAAATGTAATGGCTGCGAACGCGCACCCGTCGCCGTCTCCATCACATCGATCAACCCGCGATCTTTGTGCGCGTGGAATTCATCCGTAATGATGAGACTCGGATTTAGTCCATCAGTGGAATCGTGATCAGCGCCAAGCGGTTCCAGCTTTGATGAGGTGCTGTCGCGGTGCATGTTTGAGACGCGCACCTGAATACGTCCCTTGAGTCCTGAACTCAACACCAATTTCTTCGCATCGTTGAATACGATCTTTGCCTGATCGCGTTTCGTCGCAATCGTGTATCCCTCTGCGCCAGCTTCCTGATCGAAAAATGTGATGTATAGCGCGACGATTGCCGCCTCTAGAGATTTCCCTTGCTTGCGTGGCAGTTCGTTGTACGCCGTTCTGAAACGGCGCAAGCCCGTTTTTCTATGGACCCATCCAACGACTGATCCTAGCCGGAACTTTTGAATTGGGGTTAGCTCGATCAGTTGACCGGACCACTTGCCCTTGTAGTGCCGAAGCTGCTGAGCGAACCGACAGAATTGATCG